GGGTGGTCCGTGCGCCCCACGGACAAGAACGGCCGGATCCTGGACATGTCGGTGATCTCGGCGCTCGATGCCGCGCGTTTCTCCGCCCCGCAGTGGTACCCGGACTACCCCGGCGTCTACTGGACGGACGGCAACGTGCTGGACGTGCCCGGCGGCGACTACCAGGCCATCGAAAACCTGCGGGTGGTGCAGAAGGCCATGCGCCGCGTCTACCCGCTGGCCGTGGCCCGCGTGGCCGACCGACGCCTGAACAACACCCCCGGCAGCATGGCCGCCGCCGCCATGTACTTCATGAAGCCGCTGCGGGAGATGAGCCGATCGCGCCAGATCCTCGGCCAGGTCTTCCCCGGCGAGGTGGAGCCGCCCAAGGAAGGCGACATCATCATCACGTGGCCCAGCAAGTACGCCGTGGAAATCTGGATGGCCGTCCGGCCCTACAACAGCCCCAAGTCCATCACCTGCAACATCCTGCTGGACCTGACCAACTACGCCTAGAGGGGGTGAGCACATGCAGCGCATCAGCGGAAAGAATTTCGACATCACCATCGGCACGCTGGCCATCACCGTGTCCAAAGCCTCGCTGAACATCGAGGACAACACCGACGTGGCCCAGGACAACGGCGTGCCCAACGGCTGGGTTTCCGGCGACGCGAAGGCCGACGGCGAGATCGAGCTGGACGCCACGGGCGTGCGCCTGCTGGGCGAGGCGGCGAACAGTGCCGGGTCGTACCGCGACCTGCCCGTGTTCGACATCCTCTTCTACGCCAAGACCGGCGACGGCGAGGAAATGAAGGTGGAGGCCTTCGGCTGCAAGTTCAAGGTCGAAGGGCTGCTGGATATCGACAAGAAGGGCGGCGAGAAGCACGTGACCAAGCTGAAATACATGGTCACCAGCCCGGACTTCATCCGCA